GAATCACCGGAATACTACTCAGGTTATGGCGACCAGTACGCGCAAGAGCAGATTGATAACCACCATAGTGAACAACACTTAATCAAAATGGAGAAAAAATATGAAAGAGTATAACGGTCACAGAAGTTGGAACGCTTGGAATGTTAGCCTTTGGCTGACTGGTGATGAGGAGACATACCAGTTTGCTCGTCAGGTTTATGATGACATGGGGCTTGAAAAAGCCGCAACTTACTTAACAATGGCGCTACAGGGTGAGAAGACTCCTGATGGTGCTGTCTACACAAGAAAAGCAATTTATGAAGAACTAAAATCATGGGAGATAGAAAATGAAAGCGAGTGAACAAATCAATGAATTAGCGTTAGCGTTAAACCTAGCGCAAAGCCAAATGGGTGGAGCAGTTAAAGATAGTGCTAACCCTTTCTTCAAATCTAGCTACGCGGACTTGACATCCGTAATCAAGGCTATCAAGCAACCTTTCGCAGATAATGGTCTGAGTTACACGCAGTTCCCTGTGAGTGTTGATGGTCGCATTGGTGTAGCTACAAGATTAATGCACGTTTCTGGTCAATATATAGAGTCAGAGTTTGCCTTACCGCTAGTCAAGCAAGACCCGCAAGCCGCAGGTTCAGCAATCACTTACGCTAGACGTTACGCACTGCAATCTATCGCAGGGATACCGACAGCAGATGATGATGCAGAGTCTGCTATGTTGCGAGGAGCGATTGATAAAATTATTGATGATCAAAAAGTAGTAACCATAACTAACCTTATTGAAGAAACAGAAAGCGATGAAAAAAAATTCTGCAAACTGTTCAAGGTATCAAGCGTTACAGGATTGAAAGAATCTCAGTACGAAAGGGCATTGGCTATGTTAAATGCTAAAAAGGCTCAGAAATGATTATCCTTAACAATGAGCAAGGCTCTGAGGCTTGGTTGCAATCAAGGCTAGGTAAACCCTCGGCAAGTTGTTTTGGTAAGCTAATAACGAGGACAGGTAAGCCTAGTGCGTCTGCTGATAACTATATTAACGGATTGATCTTTGAAATGTTATCGCAAGAAATAACGCAGGGTCATACAAGCGATGCTATGATGCGCGGCACAGAGCTAGAACCAGAGGCTCGAGAAAACTACGAGTTCATCACAGGCAACGAAGTGGAAGAGGTCGGATTCATTGTCGACCTTGATGATACTTATGGCTGTTCGCCTGATGGGTTAATCGGTGATGATGGCGGCATTGAAATCAAATGTCCGCTTGGCTCAACGATGGTCAAGTATTTGCGAAACCCAGATGAATTAGTCAAGAATTACTGGCAACAAATACAAGGCTGTATGTTTGTTACTGGTAGAAAGTGGTGGGATGCGTTCGCCTATCACCCAAGTACACCTCATGTGCTTGTCAGAGTAGAGCGCGACGATGCATACATTGAATTACTTGAAGAACAAGTTATCAATGCTTGCAAGATTATAAAAACCGAAGTGGAGAAAAACCAATGAAAGTAGGAATAAACGTTCAAATAGATGTAACTAAGATCGACAAGTCAAGATTGTATAAAGGTGCTAAGGGTACATACTTAAACCTGACTACTTTTGTTGATGTATATAACAAAGACCAGTACGACAACAATGGATTCATCGGTCAGAGTTTGACTAAAGAAGAGCGAGAGGCTGGTCAAAAAATGAACATATTAGGCAACGTTAATGTTATCTATAACGATAGTAGTTCGCCTGACGGGGTAAGCCAGAACAGCAACAGCGAAAAGGTAAAAGAAGTATTGCAAGGTTCTGATTTATTAGAAGATGATATTCCGTTTTAGGGAAAAACCCCGCCCCCGAAAGGGCGGGTAAACCATAGGAGTGATGATCGGGGAAAACCATCACCGACACATTAACACATAGGAGAATGGAATGATAGATTTCGGTAAATGTTTGAAAGAAGCGCAAACAATGAAAGGCATTAGTAGTGCTGACTTAGCGAGGCGTTTAGGCGTTCACAGACAGCAAGTAAATATATGGCGTAACAAAAAGAATGTTAGGCTTGATACTGCGTTAAAAGTTTGCGTTGCGCTAGAGTATGGAATAGATGAATTTATCGCATTGTAAATAAATGCTTTACATTTTTCTAATTATGAACAATACTTAAATTAGTAATCGGGCTTGAGGCTAGTGAATCACTTAAATTAAACACTAGAGCGAAGTTGACCCTCTTGACAAAGCCTGCTGATAGAGTCGGTACTCTTGATGCAATAGATTAGATATTCGATACGATTACGATTTTTACCGCAGAGTCGCTTTGCCCTTTGATCAAAATTTTAACTTTGCGTAGTTAAAGGGTGAAACGTGTTTGAATAAAAATGTTTACACAATAACTATTAACATAATCAGGCGAGGCTTGACCGAGCCATAGGAGATGAACATGAATGGTAAGTGGACTAAAGAAAACTTTATAAAACATGACAACGAAAACCCAGAAATATATACGATGTTTGTTAAATTTGCTTTACAGGTAGCGAGTGTTAGAAGTTACTATTCAGCAAAAAACATATTTCACCGCATGAGATGGGAAACAGCTATCGAAGAAAAAGGTTCTGACTTTAAAATAGATGATGGTTGGATTAGTCATTATGCAAGAAAGTTTATGGATGAATATCCAAAGCATAACGATTTATTTCAAATAAGAATTAGAAAAGAATCTTATCATGGAGACAGCGATGCTTCTAAATAACGGTGATACATACGAACCAAAGCAAGAAGATATAATTCAATGGGAGAAAACATACCCTGCAATCAATGTCTACCATGAACTAAACGCAATGGAGTCTTGGCTTGATGCTAACCCTACACGAAGAAAAACACCTAAAGGTATTAAGAGGTTTATCAATGCTTGGTTAGCTAGAGCGCAAGATAAGGGTGGCTCACCGCAGGTTAGAGCGAAGACTGACAGCATCAGAAACAGGTCAGTAGAAGATAGCCTAGCTGATGTGAGTTGGATACAAAACGTAGAAGCTAAGAACAGAGCCATTAATCACTTTATGGGCAAGTATGGTTTCTACTGGGATGGGGAGAGAAAAAATGGTGTATAAATATATAGTCTGGGTAGGCGGTATAGATAATTATTTTTACTACAGAGAAGACGCTAAAGATTACGCTGATTCTTGGAGAGAGCAGGGTTACGATGACATAATCATAGAGGCGATAGATCATGGGCAATACAAAAAAAGTTCCATATAAAGGAAACCATCCTGACTTGGTAAATGGTCAATCATACACTTATGAACACTTTGCAAAAGTCGCAGGTGTTGGATACAAGTGTATGTATTCGCGGTTGTATGGAAAGAGCTTTGTAACCGATAATGAGCTTAGACCATTAAAAACTAAACACATTGGCAAGCAGTGGCAACCAGATTGGTCTCCAGAAACCGACAAGACTTATAGCCGCTTTGAAACACCGCTAGAACAAATGTCACAGCAGTGGTTAAGCCGGTCTTTATGACAGAAGGTGCATTTGTGAAATACAACTCTAAACAAGATGTAGAAAAGAACGTGAAGTTCCTGATTGAAGATATGCTTAATTGGGACTTCACCACCCCCCTATCGGTTAAGCTAGAGCCGTATCAAGACCCAAGAAGCCTAAACCAGAATGCATTGTTCCACATGTGGTGTAGAGAGATTGTTAAGGGCATGGAGAAGAAAGGTTTTGAAGTTTCTGAAGGAGACCCTGTCGAAGCATGGAAGCTCTGGTTGAAGCGCAGGTTCTTAGGAACGGATAATTTTAGAATAAGTAAGACAGAGATAAGCGGGCAAGTTAAGCGCAGTAGTCAGCTAGGTAAGGGCGAGATGGTGCATTTTATGGATCAATGCTATCATTGGGCAACTGAACAGGGGATTAGGCTAACAATACCGCGAGAGAGCGAATATGCGGAGTTAAAAAAACAACAGGAGAGCTAAGGGATGAACAAGATAGACCCAAGAACACTGTTAGAACTCGATATACCGAAAACCGATAGACAAATTGAATACCTTAAAGCCGTCATAGAATGCGGTTCACACACTAAAGCGGCACAGAAATTAGGCATTGGCAGACGATGCGTTGACCGCAGTATCAAACTACTAGAAACAAAAGCCGCCTCAGTAGGCGTAGCACCACACAGAGACTTAACCCGCCAGACCGCAGAAGGCTTTGAAGCCAAGCGTATTTCAACAGCATATAAAGACGATGGTTCAGTAGCCTTGCAATGGGTTATCCAAGAGCCACAGAAACGCGATATGCGAGCAAAGATAGAAGCCTTACTGGATGGCTTAACTGATGATCTTGATGGCTACAAAAAACCTGCTAAAGCACCTCAGGAAGTGATGGAAGATTATTGCGCTATGTATTTAATAGGAGATCACCACTTTGGTATGCTTGCTGACTCAGAAACCAAGCTAGATGACGATGACTGGGATGTGAAGATAGCTACAAAAATTCTTATCAATGCTACAAACAGGTTGGCTAACAGGGTTGGAAACGCTAAAACAGGTGTACTTGTCAACGTGGGTGATTTCTTTCACGCTGATAGCAGTGCTAATACTACGACAGCGGGAACCCCAGTTGACGTTGATACACGAATCGGTAAAACTTTTAAATTAGCAGGGCGGCTATTTCAGTTCCTGATAGACAAGATGCTTGAAATGCACGAAGAAGTCGTGGTGATTAATGTGCGCGGCAATCATGACTCTGATATGGCTTGCCATTTGTCTAGCTGTTTAGACCTGCTTTACAGTAAAGAGCCTAGAGTAGATGTGGTCAAAAATTATTCAAAGTTTATTCACTGGGAATGGGGCAATAATTTATTTATATACCATCATGGTGATAGAATAAAACCAGAGCAGATATTGCAGACTGTTGTCACTAATTTAGATGAAGAGTGGTCTAGGTGTAAGAACCGATATTGTCATTTAGGGCATATCCACCACCATGTTGAGCGCGAAATAGGAAGTCTCAATTATAGTTGGTGGGGTTCCCTGACTTCTGCAGATCAATGGCACAGTGATTCAGGATACGGAGCGAACAGGTCAATGACAGCGATTGTTTATCATAAAGACTATGGCGAAGATTCGCGAGTCAAAATCAACGTGGATGCAGTTAAATGACTAAAGTAATAAAATTTCCAGAGGGTGAAGATGATGGAACTGATGACAACGATATCCGAGTTACTAAAGAGTTCTGTTCTACTTGTGGTGGCGGGCTTGAGTTGTGGACTTCTAGCGACCTTGTGGCTTATGGTGTTTGTTCTTATTGTGATATGGGAGTTGGTCAACAGCCCATTATACTTGTTAAGGGTACTAAGCATTAAATGGCAAAGCGCAAAAAAGCAACAGTAGCACAAGAGGTAGAGAAAGCCGCCAAGCTATTGCAGAGATACGTCAGGCTTAAGGCATCAGATGATAATGGCTATTGCCAGTGCGTAACCTGCGGCAAGGTAGATCACTACAAAGCTATGCAAGGAGGGCATTTTTATGGCAGGCGGCACACTGTGTTTAAGCTATTTGAAGAAAATGTGCATCCCCAATGTGCGGCATGCAACCAATGGGGTATGAAAACAACAAAAATACAAGAAGCCTATCGCATCTATATGGAAGATATGTATGGTGCTAGACGTATCAGAGCAATGCAGAAATTAGCATGGCGAGCCGCACCTAAGTTCAACCGAGATGAAGTGCTAGAGTTTCAACGAAAACTGAAAGAAAAAATCAAAGATGAAGAGTACAGAATAGGCGAAATATAAAAAAAATAACATAAATGTATAAAAAACGCTTTACATTATTAGATTGTTCAGGCATAGTAACGTCTCAATCAATCAAATAAAGGTAATTAATTATGAATATTAACACTAGATTAAAAGAACGCATCAGCCGACGCCTGACTGAAACTAAAACTCCTTGCAAGTTTTATAAGACTGAAAAAAACGCAGAGAAAGTAGCAGAGCAATTAGCTTTAGAAAGTGCCGCATACTTTGACGCTAAATATCAGCGTGGCGCTTGCACCTTGTCAGCGGTTACTCCTATGCGCTATATCATCGTTTATATTGAAGAGGTGCAAAAATAT